ATAATCCCAACCTAAACTATTAAGATCATATCTAAATCTATTTTCATTTACGAGTGATGCTGCGATCATGGTATCATAAATGTTTCCATTTATTTTTATTCCCATTTTTCGAATCCAACACACATCATACATTGCATTGTGAAAAATTTTATCTGCGGGAGATTCACAAATGTCTGTAAACCATTGAATTACTTTACTTTTTTCAAGGTTACCACCACCTTCATGATCGAAGGGAAAGTATCCTGAGTAGCCATCAACGGCTACGGCAATTCCTACAACTTTACCTTTACCAATAACAGAACCTGATCCCATTGATTTTAAATCTGGATCGTGTGTTTCTAAATCGATTGCAATTGTATCTGCTTGTCTTAAGTCTGGAAATTCTTCGGGCTTAACCCATTCAGTTTGTGCTTCAAACATTTGTAACTATCCCCCATGAGTTAGTGGTTGGTTTATTTTCTTTTTTAGTTGAGTAATCTCTTTCAATAATCATTTCAATAAAGTGAATTGCTTTTTCTAAATCTTGTCTTTTTCCTTTCAAACGATGTCTCAAGATATATTTTATAACGCATCCTTCAGGATATAGCAACTCATTTTCGATTACGAATTTACTTGGCTGAATTTTAAATTTCTGATAATGTGATCCGCCAATTTGTTTATCGTATGGGCTCATGAAATATTTACCTCGCTTTCTGTCTCAATCCAAACTCTAGCACCACAACTTAATGGTTTTTCAGGACGATATATAACTTTACTGGGTCCTAGTATTTCTACTTCATGTCCATATTCATTAGACTTAGAAGTTTTAACAGTTATCACAGGTTTATTTGTACCATGTTTTTTATTATGTCGAATGTGATGCATGTTTACATGTATTCTTTTTTTCATATTTTAAACTCCTTCTTTTTATTATTACTTTTTATTAAATATAAATTTTTCATAGATCTTGTTGCACCTACATACCAAACCCTGTATTCTTCATCTTGTTTGGATTTAGATTTCTTTGCTCCTTTCAATGTATTAATTGTTTGATTTAAAAATAATACAACATTAGTTGCTTCTCCACCTTTAGCTCCGTGAATTGTTGAAACTTTAATTCTAGGTTTTTCTAAAATATTTTCTCCATTGTCCAACATTAATCTCATATATTCTCTAGTAGTTATCGCGACATTATTAAAAGCTTCATACCATTCTAGACTATAGTCTACTTCTTTTTCTTTTATTCTTTCCATGACTCTTTGTTGATGCACTTCAGGTACTTGTTCTGAATTTCTTAATTTATTCCACCACTGAATATCTTCATACAAACTTTTATTAATACTATTTCCTTCTGATGTTTCAAAAAATAGACCTTGGCGTTTTAAAATTGCAGGTATGGGCTTTAATAAGTGATTGGTTCTGGTTAGAATTAGCCAGTCTCCTTTTGTCATATCTATATCTATTAGTTTAAATCTATGTAATATTTCTCCTCTTTCTTTTTTAGGATAATAGTTTTTATCTAATCTATTCTCTTCAACTCTTTCAATAATAGAAAGTGCTAATTGCTGTATTTGACTAGGTACTCTTTCGGATTGTTCTAAAGGAATTTCTTTTGCTTTCCAATTAATAAATGAATCTACATCAGCTCCTGCCCAGCCAAAAATAGCTTGATCATCATCACCTGCAACCCATATATCTATTCCTTTATTTTCTTTTTCTATTTTATCTACTATGGCCCATTGAATTAATGACAGGTCTTGTGCCTCATCTATAAAAATAACATCAAATTCATTTTTAGTGTTTCCTTTTTTACCTAAAAATTTATCTAACATATCGGTAAAATCTATTAAACCATAAGTATCTTTATAATTATTAATTTCTCTATTAATACCGTCTAGTTTATTTCTTTCTATACGAGTTAAGTGCTCATTCTTATCAAATTGTTCGAGCGGATCTATCTGTTTAACACGGGCTAAATTTATTATATTTAAATACTCACTATCGGATGTAAAGATTCCATTCCAACTGTTAGTTTCATATGATGCATATTTAATTTGTATACCACAGCTCTCACCTATTGCTTTATAATTCAATTCTTGCATTACATTTTCTTCTTTTAGACCTAAACTATTAAAAGCCAATGAGTGCAATGTTTGAAAATGTTCAATATCTTTTTTAGTTAGATGTTCGTTTTTTGCCAGATACCTGTCCCTAGCTTCTCTTGCAGCTTTACGAGTAAAAGCAAAATAACCCATACGTTTTAGAGGCACTCCTTTTTTGGCATATCTATGTACTTCATTTAAAAGTCTTCTTGTTTTTCCTGTTCCTGGAGGACCTATAACTTTGTATCTCATATGTAATACTCCTTAAATATAAGATAAGTTGTCATAGCTGTAAGAAATAATAAATCCATATATGCTTCTCTTGGCCACATTAATAATTACTCTTTTTTCTTTTTGTAACTTTATGCTCTATTTGTTTAATTTCTAATTGTTTAACCTTACATACTTTCACAGTTTTACCATCTACATTTAAGGACACATTAAATTCAACCTTACATCTATCTTTTAATTTCTGAGCTATTTTTTCTTCTGGAATCTTCCAACTGTTTCCTAGGTGATCAATAAAGGATTGAAATCTAAAGAAATGAAAACCTTCTTCAGTTAAACATGCACCCGTTGCAATTTGTTCTCTTTTTTGCGCTTGCGGACCATTAATACAATACTGAAACAATTCGTCTTCAAGTCTGTCGTTTATTTGCGTTCCTTTAGGTGGTGTTATTGTTTGACAATTTTTTCTTAATAGAGTTAGTGTTGCTCTAAAATCTTTTGGTTTTTTAGGTTCATGATAAATTCCTGTCTGCTCCCAGATTAGATCCAATAAATCTTTTTGTTGGGTCATCATCTTTCTGTTAGTTGCAACTACTTCTGTCTTACTTCCATCTGGAAGAGTTACATTGAATCTATATTCAGGTTCTGCATACATAATAATTTGAAAATCTGTTATTTCAGGAAAAGAAGTTATGCTGTCTGATTTAACTCCAAAAGGTCTTGAGTAACATAGACTTCGCATACATTTGCTAGATATTGGATCCTCATAGCAAGTATGTCCTGCTGTATCTTTTTTCCAAGCTGTTATTTTAGAATCTAATTTTGTTTTATCCCAAGGATCTTCTAGGTAATTATAATTTGCTTTTGAAACTTGGTCGGGCCATTTGTCCTTATATTTCTTTTTAGCAAAGACCATATAGTTGTACATAAATCTATCTCTACCATCATCTAGTTTTTTCTTTGAACATAAAGCTAAACATGGAGGACCATCTTCAAATTCTGGATTAGTTCCCAGTAAAATATTTCTATGTGTCTCCTCTACAAGTTTATTTAAATCTTCTTTATTTATTTTTGATTGGTTAGCAAACTCTATAAATTGCTCTAAAGATAATTTAGAATTATTCTTATCTACAGCATATCTATTAGTGGATCCATTATTATAGTAAGGCAGGTTAATAAAATTTCCTGGTTTGATTTCTCCCTTGTCATCTTCTTTCAATTCTTTCTGTTTGGGAAAAACCTCTGTATTAGGTTCCAGCCCAAGAGGCAGAAGAAAAGACTTTAAACCATCTATTAAATCTGCCGCTGGTATTGGCTCATTCATAAAGAGATAACAATGAAGACCTCCGCTTTTAGATAGAAGTGGAACTAAAGGTAATTTGTACTGCTGAAATAAAGATAAGTAGTGATCTACTTTAAAATTTTTATAATTTTTTGGATCTATGTCTATACAACCAAATTGTGCTGTTTTATTTAAACGACATGGCTGTACACCTATTGAAATTTTACCTTCTACGTGATTCTGGTAATCGGAAGCATTGATGGGTCTTCCTGCCCATTCATAATTCGGTTTTAATTTATTTCGTTCAGAGTCTAGCTCTGTTTTGGACATGTCTGCAATTCCAAAATCACCTTCATATCCTTTGAATAATTCTATAAATTTTTCTACCATAACGATCCCTTGTTTCGGGCGGGTTCCACTCTCGCTTTCCCCGCCCTATTTTCCTCAAGAAAAAACTAGTAATTAGACTCTTCTTTGTTGGTTTCAACAGAAGCTGCTGCAATATTACTTTTATGTAATGATTTGTTAAAATCTCTAGCTAGGCTATAGACTTCTGCATTATCTACTGGTTTAACTAAAGAAACCGTCATTCCATGCCAGGTAAAATTACCTAAGTTCTCGACAGAATTTATTTGATAAATTCTAGAAAACGCAGGTGCTGGTATAGACTTGCCTGTTTTCTTGGATATAATGAATTCATTATCCATTAATGAATTCCAACCCCTACTAGTTTTTAACTGAGTAGTTTTCAAAGGCATAAGGGCCTTCTCTGGTCTGTCTCCAAGAAGAATTACAAAATGATTTGCCGTCTTGACAATTTCATTACCGTTTGGCAATACGTCTTTCATTCCGCTCTTCGAAGTCTGAGCCATAACTTCTGGCCCCCTGTCTGGATGAACAGGTCTACCTTCGCTTTTATCGAATGGTGCCCATTCTGGATATGTCATCTTGTAGAAACATGGTATTACATGAATACCTTTTTCTCCACTATACAATTTTTTAGTAACTGTATTGTAGAACATTCCTGCTTCTGCGCCATCAACATATTTCGCATGTTTCTTTTTAGTTTCATAAGAACCACTTTGTAGTAGTTTTAGGAAAGGTAAGGCTAAATCACCTTTCTCTATATTTTCCAAACCCATTCCTGAGTCTGATTCAAAATCTAGAGTGGCTAATGCGCCTTCTTTTTTGACTGCTAAGTCTCTTGCTTCTTGTGTCATGTTATTTGCTCCGTGTTATTTTTGTTTTGTTTCCCTTAAACAGGTTAAAGTGTTCAGAAGGCAAGTCTAAACCTTTTTCGACTCGCGATCTGTACTCTGCTTTGAGAGTCATGGGTTCAACTTTCAGCTTTTGAGCTGGTTCAAACCCATTTTCTCTCGCAAGGTTTGCATAATTGCTCGCCTTGTTATCTTCGCCACGACCAAAGGAAACAGTGATCTCATTTTTAATAAGATCACCCAGGTCGTTTTCTCGAAGCCAGTTATAAGCGCCTTCCTTCTTTGCTACAGGAATTGTTGCGCTATAAATTTGTGTTACTTCTACTCCAGATCCATCTTGTAGCTTCATGGTCTTTAATTTTAAAGACCCCATTATTTCTGGAATAACTTCTCCCGAAAGTTTATCCGCTTGTTGCTTTTTGCGTTTTAATCTTTCTTCGTCTTCTTTTATTTCATCTTCTAGTTTTTGTAGCTCTAGAACATGAGTAGATAATGTGTTTGCATCACCTATCTCATTAACTTGTTGTGGAGAATCCTCCACAAACATATCATGTAAGTTTTCATTACTCATATTTTTCCTTTCGTTTTATTTTTAATATATAGATACAATAAGGCTTTTTTAAGGCACTATTCATCTATTTTTCCTTTCTCGTATAGGTTTATTTCTAATGGATAATACATTTGCTCCTGTCTGTCCCATTTAAGAAGATTAAATCTTCCATGGTTTATGTCAGAAACAATTGCAACGGCAATCCCGATTACTGATGGATCACCAGATAAAAGTAAATAATCATTAGACGTATAATCTTTTAATAAACGTCTCAATTCATATATTATAGGACCAGGACTCATAATAATTTGAGTATCTTCTTTAAGAAGAACTTTCAACTTACCATACTTTTGAGCGCCAATAATATTATACTTAGGACGCCCTATTCGTGTTCCTGGTAATTCCTGTAATACGTAAACTGTACTTTCTTTTTCCATAAATACTTTCTTGACAAAAGATATAATAGGCATTATATACAATGTCAAGAAAGAAAAAAGAAAAAATTATGAACTATAAATTTAAAACGAAGCCATACGCGCATCAATTAAAAGCGTTGGATATTTCCTGGAATAAGGAAGTATTTGCTTATTTCATGGAAATGGGAACAGGTAAATCTAAGGTATTGATAGATAATATTTCTATGCTTTATGATAAGGGTAAGATAGATGGTGCTTTAATTGTAGCACCTAAAGGTGTTGTTAAAACTTGGTATGAGCAGGAGATACCTACTCATATGGTTGACCATATAGAAAAAGTATCTATTTTGTGGCAGGCTTTAATCAATAAAACACAACAACAAAAACTAGACTCACTTTT